ACGTATCACGCGGCGCTGCCTCTGGTGGTGTTTGACACTGCAAACGCGGTATTTGATTTGGAAAACGAAAACGACAATGCTGAAGTCGGGCGGGCAATGGCGTACATCAAACAAGCCTTCGCCACCTTCCCCATAATCATCGTCAGTCATACGGCAAAGGCGCTCGGCTCATCAGAGTCGGACTTCCTGTCACCCCGTGGTGCGTCAGCGTGGACGGGCGATGCGCAAGGTGTTTACACTGTGTTCAAAGACGGCGAACATGCCGACGCCCCCCGCGTGCTCAAAGCGACAAAGGTCAGGTTCCCCACGGCATTCGTTGAACTCACGTTTGACCTTGTGTCAAACCGCGAGCAACACAAAGACGTGTTGGGGTACGACAAAGAGATCTGGTTTAGCCACTCAGTCGCCCGTCCTCTCAAAGCAGGAGAGCGCACCCAGATGAAAGAAGATCGCAAAGAACAAAAAGAGCAGGAGCAGTGGTCAAAGATATGTGATGACATAATTGACCTTGTGCGCAAAGACGCGGGCAAGAGCCGCTCCTACTACGAACGCTTGCCCGTGGCACAGGGCGGCGTCAAAGCATCTCAAGAGCGCAAAGAACGAGCCGTGACCAGCTTGCTGAACGACGGATCGCTTGAGCGCATTGAGCTAGAGAAGCCGCAGGGACGAGCCAACCACTACCTGCGTGTGAATGAAGAAGTGGTTGCCGCAATCGAACGCGGTAAGTTCGGCATTTAAATAGAGGATAACTTAGAAATGAAAAAGACAATACCATGGGTTCCGGTCGGTCATCCCGATTACAAGTGGACAACCGGCGCTGACGTGCAAGCGCTCTGGCGCAAGTACGGCTGGACACCGCCCAGCGAGAAGATGACCCCACCGCCGCCCGAGAAGTTTGAGTTCACTGAGCGCTTCAGACGTATCAAGTAAAGGAGCAGACATGACACCAACAGCTAAACTACGCTTTGTACTCCGCGATGAGCAGACTGGTATGTACGGCACAACACCTGTGATCAAGACGGTTCGTATCCTCCAACAATGGTGGGAGCCAGAACAAAACATCATTGACATGGTTGCTGGCAAAACGAAAGGTGAATGGCGTGATGTACCACTAGAGCAGGAGGGCGTATGACCGACCAACTAAAGCTCGACTTCGTGTGCCCAGGATGTTACACGTCAGCGTGTCCCACTCCGGCAAAGTGCTACAACTCAGCGCACCGCAATCATGTGCTTGAGGAAGTGGCTCAACAGTTTGACCGCATGCCGTTCGGCGATACCGCTGCCAGCTTTGCCTGCTACGTGAGGGACATGAAATCATGACCAATATTGAACTAGGCGCACTCGCCCACCGCGCAGGTTTCGGCGAGAAGACTGAGAACAGTATCCGCATTGAGGAGTTTGCTAAGCTCAAGAAATTTGCTGACTTGGTAGCACAACGCGAGCGTGAAGCTAACGCAAAGATCTGCGACGACCTTGAGCTTGAGTACGCCGCCGAAACAATCAGATTCAGGGTGAACGCATGACCGCCGCATATTTTGAAGACCACCCCACCGACCCTACCAAGGTCATCATGCGCAAACCAAGGCATGACGATGACGACATTCAAGACTACGTGCGCCCATGGCGCGGGTTGACGGAAGATGAGGCGATTGAACTGTTGCCCGTAGGTGATTGGGAGATTAATCCAATTTTAGAATTTGCCCGAGCCGTTGAAGCCAAACTAAAGGAAAAGAATACATGACAGATTGTAAACACCGCTGGGAACCCGTTGCAGGACAACCCATTTACAAGTGCGCCCATTGTAACACATTTATGAGGAGCTTCAAATGAGTTACCTCATTGCCTCGCTGCCGCCGCTCAAGTGCTTTGTGAAGCGTGAGTTCTTGTACAACGACCACAAAGGTCACAACGAGCTTGAACCTGCGGTCTGGATCAGTCTCAAGGCGCTACGTGGTCAGGTGTTCCGCATTGAGTCCCTGCTACCCGCTTACGGTGCTCTGTACGACAAGCTACCCATACACGCTTACGTGTGGCACGCTGATGCGGGCAACCTGCCCATCGACACGCTTCAACTGTGGGACTGCATGAGCTACCGCTTTACCATACTTGAGAAGATCGGACTCCGCAACCTCGGTGTTAAGTTCCTCGGTAAAGACAAGGAGTGGCACTTTGGGCGCTACCTGTTTACCGTGGACTTCTGTGCCGACGGCATGGAGCTGGACACTACGTTCACTGAGCAAGCTGAAGAGCATAAGAGCTTCAACTGGATCGCACTTGACAACGGACAGTTTGCGTGTCAACCGAACAACCGCTGCCTGTGGTATGATCAAAGCCTGATACCCGCCGAGACGAAGTTCCCCGACTTTCAAGCGGCGCAAAGATTATGGACTGTTGACGGCACACGTAAGTGGTCTGCCGGTGATGACTGGTTCTATGATATTAAGGAGAGAACATGAACCTGAACCAAGGCAAACTTGTTGATGGGTTGATTGAAGACGTGCTCAAAACTGTTCACAAATACGACGACTCTTTGTACATGGCGACAGTAATTGGTGCATTGGAATTTGTGAAACTGCAACTGATACAAGAAAGTATGGAGGGTGATGATGACTGAAAAAGTAATCGTTCGGTTTAATCGTTCGGGTAATCGTTCGAACGATCGCGCCGAACGAACGATTAGCTTTTTGCCTTGTCTGGATACGTTCGGAACGCCGGAGGAGAGGGACTGTCGTCCTCTCTCCGGAGCCGATCAGAAGGTTCACCGAACGTCTCAGGAGCCTAACGGAGTGAGGGTTTCGTATGTTCTGTGATGTGATCGTTCGGGTAATCGTTCGGAGTAATCGTTCGGGAATTTTCGGACTTTGTCATTTTGTAGGCGAAAGTAATCGTTCGTTCGGTCCCTCTCTATATAGACGAACGAACGATCACTTTTCAACTTGTCTTTTTTGAATCAGGAAGGTATAATCTCAACCATGGCCACAACACCCCCCATCATCGCACGCAACAAAGGCGTCCCTCATCTTACTGCCCGTAAGTATGACCGTCCGGTCGCTTCTGCTCAGATCTGTGAAGAGCTGAAGCTCGGACGCTCTCTTGATTCTATCTGCAAGATGGACGGTATGCCTTCTGTCGGAGCCTTCCTTGAGTGGGTCAATAAGGATGACCCCGCAGGCATTGCGGCAGACTACGCGCACGCGCGAGAGATCGGCTACGCTCTGCTCGCTGATGAGATCGTCGCACTGAGCGACAAGACGCACGAGTGGGTGACGGTGCAGAAGCTCGACCCGCAGGGCGACCCGATGTTTGATGAGAAGGGCGAACCCCTGCTCAAGCAAATGCTGATGCCGCTCAACAGCGACGTCATCGCGCACAAGCGGGTTCAGATTGACACGCGCAAGTGGATGCTCAGCAAGATGCTGCCCAAGGTCTACGGCGACAAGATCACGCAAGAGCACACCGGCTCAAACGGCGGTCCGATCGCGCTCGCGGCGGTAGACCTGAAGAACCTCAGTGATGAGGAGCTTGAGAACATGAGTCGTCTGCTCGCTAAAGCCGGACAGAAATGAACGCACCACTGAACCCCGCCGTAATGCTTGACATGGTCAAGCGAGAGCAAGAGCGCCGAGCGGCGTCGGGTTCGCTGTACGAGTTCGTGAAGCAGTCGTGGCACGTGGTGGAGCCAGGAATCCCATTCATTGCGAGCTGGCACATTGAAGCGATCTGCGAGCACCTTGAAGCAGTGAGCGCCGGTGAGATACACCGCTTGCTCATCAACATCCCGCCGCGACATTCAAAGTCAACGATTGTCTCGGTGATGTGGCCAGCGTGGGAGTGGCTCACCGACCCTGCTCAGAAGTTCCTGTGCGCATCATACTCCGGCAACCTGAGCACACGTGACAACTTGAAGACGCGACGACTGTTGCAGTCACCATGGTATCAAGAGCGGTGGGGGCATATGTTCGCGTTCGCTGGCGATCAGAACGCCAAGCAGCGCTTTGAGAACGACAAGACCGGCTACCGGCTCGCGACCTCGGTCGGTGGCACGGCGACGGGTGAAGGCGGCTCACGCTTGATACTTGACGACCCACACGGCGCTCAAGCCGCGCAGTCTGAGATCATGCGGGAGTCAGACCTTGAATGGTTTGACATGGTATGGTCAACACGACTGAACAACCCGAAGACTGACGCAATGGTGACCGTCATGCAGCGACTGCACGAGCGCGACATCAGCGGACACATCCTTGAGGACATCAAGGGCTGGGAGCATATTTGCATTCCTGCTGAGTGGGACGGCAAGGTGCGCAAGACCTGCCTCGGCACGTACGACCCACGCAAGAAGAAGGGCGAGCTGATCTGCCCTGAGCGTTTCGGTGAGAAAGAGATCACCATGCTGAAGCAACTGCTGGGCACATACGGCACGGCGGGTCAGTTACAGCAAGACCCGACTCCGAGCGAGGGCGGTATCCTCAAGACCGCACATTTCAACCTATGGCCAGCGTCATCAGGTCTGCCGCCGTTTGAGTACATACTGCAGTCATACGACTGCGCGTTCACTGAGAAGACAACCGGTGACCCCACGGCTTGCTCGGTCTGGGCGATGTTCACGCACAAGGGCGCACGCAATGCGATGCTGATTGATGCATGGGATGAACACCTGAGCTATCCAGACCTGCGAGCACGAGCCGTGAAAGACTGGACGACTGAATACGGCGGGATGACGAAGGACTCGCCATACTCACGCGCTAAGCGCCCAGACCGTATCTTGGTGGAAGCAAAGGCGAGTGGGCAATCATTGCTGCAAGACTTGCGCTTGGCGAAAGTGCCAGCCGTGGGCTATAATCCAGGTCAGGCTGACAAGGTATCACGGGCGCACCAAGCCGCACCGACCTTAGAGCTGGGGCTGTTGTGGGTGCCGGAATCAAAGAAGAACCTCGGTCAACCGGTGAGCTGGGCAGCGTCTTTCCTCAAACAACTGGGTAAGTTCCCAGTAGCGGAGCATGATGATTATGTGGACACGTTTACGCAAGCTATCATTTATCTCAAGAATGATGGATGGTTTGAGCTACCTCAAGCAAAAGATATGGACGAGCCGCGAATCAAATCGCAACCAAGGGTAAACCCTTACGCCGCTTAAAGGAGTGCGAGGTATGGAACAGTTTGTTTGGAACGCGGTGCTGACTGTGTTCATGGCGTTGTTGGGGTGGGCTGTCCGCGCCAAAGACGCTGAGCTGACCGCTACAAAGGAAGAGTTGCTGCGCGTGACGATACTGATCAACCGCACCCGTGAAGAGGTCGCTAAGGAGTATGTCACAAAGAACGATTTGCACACCGACATCAACCGAGTGCTTGACCGGTTAGACCGGCTTGACAACAAACTGGACGCATTCATCAAGGAGCATCGCAATGGCCTCTAAGAAACCGATCTGGGACAAGGCGAGACCCAAGAGTCTCGGCGAGAGCAAGACGCTATCATCGGCGGCTAAGTCCTCAGCAAAGGCGGCGGCAAAGAGCGCCGGACGCCCTTACCCCAACCTCGTTGACAACATGAGAGCGGCGAGGAAGAAATGACCAACCGCGTTGACAAGGACAGCTTACCACTCAACCAGCCACGACGCACGCCTAGTCATCCTACCAAGTCACACATCGTGAAGACGAAAGTAGATGGTAAGGAGAAGATCATTCGCTTCGGTGAGCAGGGCGCGAGCACGGCGGGTAAGCCCAAGGAGGGTGAGTCCGACCGCATGAAGGCTAAGCGAGCCTCGTTCAAGTCACGTCACGCAAAGAACATTGCTAAGGGTCCGAGCAGCCCCGCGTATTGGGCAAACAAGGTCAAGTGGGCAGACGGAGGGTTCGTCAGGACGAACTATGCTGAGGGCGACTCAGTCCGCACGCAACCACAGAACGCAACACTGGGTGCTATTGCCGACTTCCTGAAGCAGACCTACTCACCCCGCCGCACGCAGCAGATGCAGGGGACGATGGAGTTCCTAGGTGTACCGGCGCTCGCTCGCACCGCAGAGCGCTTGAGCTACGGGCAACCGATCACGAACATCAACAAGGCCAACGTCCCTATGCTGCCCGATGATACGGCAGAAGCGGCGATGTTGGTCGCACCGCCGTTGGCGAGCCTCGCAAAGCGCGTGGGTACTAACCTTGTGCAGACCGCGCCAGCCGTTGCCCGCGACATTGTTGAGAGCGCGACTTCACCTCTGAAGTCGTATGCCGTGAAGCCTAAGGGCGGTAATTGGGACCCAGCGAAAGGTTCAAGAGACAGCGTGACCATGTCGGTAAGCCCCATCAAGCGCAACCCTGAAGTCGTTAGCGGTGATTTGATTAATCAAGCCGCCGGTGAAGACCTCTGGTCAAAGATGGTTGACGAAAATGTTTACCAGTACCCTATCCCATGGTTGCGAGAGAACAGACCTGACGTCCTCAACAAACTCGTAGGCGAGGAAAGAGGCGCGGTCAACAAGTGGCTTGACGCTAAGCTCGAAAAGTACATCCGTAATGACATGGGTACACCGGATGACCCGATCCGACTTGCGCACGAGGAAGGGTTCTCGCACATTCCTGGTCAAGCAGAAGAACTCGGCATGTGGTTACCTGAAGACGTAGCCGCTATGCGTGTTAAGGCGGGTTACCCCGAGGAAGGGTTCGCCGTGCAGAGACACGCCGAGGCGGGTTATCCCGAGGCAATGGAAATTAACTCTCGCAAAGCTGAGATGTGGGAAGCCCTTTCGGACGCTGAGATCACAGCTAACCCTGCGGGAGAGTTTCAAGAGCGGTTCCGTATGGCGCGTGAAATGCCCAACTTTGTAAGTAATGGTAGGCAAGAAATTGCGATAGCGGAGCGTAACCCTTGGATTGAGAAGCTAGACCCAAAGACGCCAATTTACAAGATTGACAGACCCATAGATCTCAATGAGAACCTCGGGTTCAATCACATGGCTGACGAGATTGAGAACATGCTTGACCCCGAGTCAGGCTTGCCCGCCGCGTTACGTATGACACCCCAGCAGCTTGACAAGGTGTCGATGAAGCAGATGGTGGAGAAGGTTGACGCAGTCAACAAGTGGCGCTCCGAAGAAGCATCTAAGGCAGAGCTGGGCGACATGATGGGTAACCTGACTGCTACGCCGAAAATGCAAATTCCTGACACGCAGCTTTCGTTTGTCAAAGAACCAGGAATGACGTGGATTGACATTCCCGCGACTGTTGACAAGTCGGCTATGAAGCTCTGCACGACGATCGGTAAGCAAGCCGGTTGGTGTACGCAGGGTGAAGGACTCGCTAAGCGTTACGGCTCAGGCGACAACCGACTCACGACGTTGATTGACGCTGAAGGTCGCCCACATGCTCAGGCGATGGCGCAAAAGCCCAACCAGAGTTCTTACGACGCGTGGTTCCAGAAGAACAAGTACACCCCTGAGGTTGATGAGTTTTTGAACTGGGAAGGTCAACCCGAAGTCACAGGTAGTCTGGATCAGCGCTACCTCGCTTGGGCAAAAGAAACCGGTCGCCAGCCAGAACAAGTGCCGCAAGACATCATTGAGTTGAAGCCGGTTGAGAACGCCTTCAGCAGTGAGCGTGCCCGTGAGTACATGAAGCGCGACCCAGCGTACAAAGAAAAGATCACCGACTCGGTGCTTAAATTTTTGAACGCTGGCGAGTGGGGTAAGGTGAAAGATCTACACCATTACGACATCGTTGATCTACGTGATCCTTCTAGCGTGCAGAAAGCGCTCAAAGACGTGTTAGATTATGACCTGCCGCATGAGCGAACAGACAAGTTCAATTACGCTGTCAACTTCAATCCTGATGCTCCGCGCTTCATGGATGAGAGACAGTTCCGCAGCTTTGTTGAACCGCCTCCCGCGCCAGCACCGGTCAAAGAGCAGAAGATGCTGCAAGGTTTCTACCGAGGTTTTGCGGGTGACAATCCGGACACAGCCGAAGTGTTTGCCACGCCGCAGAAACGAGTCGCCGATTACTATGCGCAGAAACGAGCTGGGCAGACCGGTGAAGCACCGCATGCAGAGATGGTTCTAGCGGATCCGTTCGCCGGTAACACCTACGGTCATGCTACGGCGGGTAGCGGCGCTCAGGAGCCGATGTTTACCCGTGCAAAGAAGCTGAAGCCTGAAGAGATCAAGAGCCGTACGCAGCTTTACGCCGAGGGCGGCTCAGTGTCGTACGACCCGACTCGAATTGAAGAGATTATGAACAGCATCAATACCCCACGCGGCTACGCCGAAGGTGGTAGCGTGTCAGCGTACGACTCCGGTCGCGTAGATGCGATCGTTAACCAGTTTATGTGAGGTAAGCAATGGCTACTAAAAGATTAGAAGATGACATGCCTGAAGGCGAGACGGTCGAACTAGAGGACGTTGACAACGAGGTAGAAGACACCGAAGACGGTGGGGCAATCATCCGTGAGAAGAATGAAGTTGATCATGCGACTAAGCTCGCCCACTTTGCCAATATCGTCGACGAGGTCGATCAAGACCTGCTCAAGACCGCCATTAGCGACCTTGTGGAAAAGATCGGCAACGACAAAGAGGCACGTGAGAAGCGCGACAAGCAGTACGAAGAGGGCTTGCGTCGTACAGGCTTAGGTGATGACGCACCAGGAGGCGCTCAGTTCACCGGAGCAAACAAGGTCGTTCATCCGATGCTTGTTGAAGCGTGCGTGGACTTCTCTGCCCGCTTCATGAAGGAGGTCTTCCCGCCCAATGGTCCCGTAAAGAGTAAGATCCTCGGCGAGAAAGACAAGTCCAAGGTTCAGAAAGCTCAGCGTAAAGCCGACTTTATGAACTGGCAGACGACTGAGCAGATGGTCGAGTTCCGTGGCGAGCTTGAGCAGTTGAGCACGCAGCTCCCGCTCGGCGGCGGTCAGTACATGAAGTTCATGTGGAACCCGTTGCACCGTCGCCCCTGCGCTGAGTTCATCGCTATTGATGACGTGTACCTGCCGTTCGCGGCGACTAATTTCTACACCGCCGAGCGTAAGACGCACGTGCAGTACATCACGAAGTTTGAGTACCAGCGCCGCGTCAAGTCCGGCATGTACATTGACGTTGACTTGGGTATGCCGGAAGATCCCGAGTTCAGCAAGTCCACTCAAGCTAACGACAAGATTGAGGGGCGCAAAGACCTGAGCTACAACGAAGACGGGCTGCGTACGATCTTTGAAGTTTATACGTACCTTGACTTCGGTGATGGTCCCGAGCCTTACATTCTAAGCATTGACAAGACGACCAACCTCGGCTTGGGCTTGTACCGTAACTGGGAGCCTGATGACGAGCGCCAGCTTGAGCTAGATTGGATCGTAGAGTTCCCGTTTGTGCCTTGGCGCGGCGCATACCCTATCGGTCTGACGCACATGATTGGCGGTCTGAGCGGTGCGGCCACCGGCGCACTCCGCGCCCTGCTTGACTCGGCTCACATTCAGAACGTCCCCACGCTGTTGAAGCTCAAAGGAGGACCAGGAGGCCAGACGCTGAACGTCCAGCCGACTGAAGTTGTTGAGATGGAGGGTGGGGCGCTCATCGATGACGTGCGCAAGTTGGCAATGCCACTCCCGTTCAACGGTCCCAGCCCCACGCTGTTTCAACTCTTGGGCTTCCTAGTAGAAGCGGGCAAGGGCGTGGTGCAAACCTCGTTTGAGAAGCTGTCTGACCAGAACCCTAACCAGCCTGTAGGCACAACCATGGCGCTCATTGAGCAGGGTATGGTGGTGTTCTCCTCAATTCACAGCCGGTTGCATGGCTCGATGGCGCGTTGCTTCAAGATTTTGCACCGCATCAACAGCGCATACCTGACGACTGAGGACATTGAGGCACAATCGGCGGGGCTTGAGATTGATCCGTCTGACTTTGACGGTCCG